AGGGCCAGGGCGTCTTTCAACCTCGCCGTGATCCTCAGGTCGGACTGCGATGGCTCAGTCACGCCGGACGGATGGTTGTGGGCGAAGACAACCGCGGCGGCGTTGTGGTGCAGTGCCTGCCTGACAACCTCGCGCGGATACACCGATGCGCCGTCGATGGTCCCGCGGAACATCTCCTCGAAGGCGATGAGGCGGTGGCGGTTGTCAAGGAACATCACGCTGAACACTTCGTATGGGTAGCTGGCCAGCTTGAGCTTGAGGTACGCACGGCACTCGTCTGGGCTGGACATCACGCCTCCCTTGACGCCAAACCGGCCCTCAAGGATGCGGATGGCCTCGGAGATCACTCGGTCTTCGTCGGCTTTGATGCGGCCGGCGTTGCGGACGGTGGGGGGCTCAGCCTGGTACGATGGGGCGTCTTCGCTGCGGACTGTTGTCTTGGTGCTCATGTCTCTCTCCGGGTCAGATTTCGTTCTCCTGCGTCTCCGCAGGCTCCCCCGGGTCTCCGCCGGGCGCATCAGGGCCATGCTTGGCCGATCTGTCTCCCGGATTGCTGGTCTTTCGCACCGGGGCCGACCTTATCGCGGGCCGTTCGCTTGGTGCCGGGAGGTCCTTCACCTGGCGACTTAATAGTAAGCCAGCTTGATGCTTTTTGTTCAACATTTTTGGTATCAGCCGACGAACGGTATATTTAATAAGGGTTTTGTTATGCGTGAGACGCGAACCATAAGCTCTGTGTTATGGGTCGGAAGCATAAGCTGGGGGTTATGTGCGAAAGTGGTTGCATAAGGTGGGGATTATGTGAAAACTGACTTACAAATCATCGCAACGTTATATTGTTACACCCATGCCAGGATCATCAGCCCCTCGCCCACGGTTGGGAGTGGCCAAAAAAAGAGTAGTCTCGGCCCCTCAGGCGATGGCGGACGAGATATGCCGGCGTTTGATCGCGGGCGAGACGCTTGAACAGATCTGTGCCGACGAACACATGCCCTCGGTGCCAACCCTCTGGCGCTGGCGGAAGGCGGACCCCGGGCTTGAGCATCGCATCGTTCAGGCGACAGGCATGGTCAGGCGCCCTCAGAAGGCGCCCTCGGAAGCGCCAGTGGTCGAGCCCGGCCCCGAGACCTGGACCCCGCTAGGGATCATGCTCACCCGCATGCGCGAGCTGTGGGACGACGGCAAGGCCGACGACGATGGCAAGCGCGAGGCCATCTCGATAGCCAAAGACGCCGCGCCCTATGTCCATCCTCGCCTGTCGGCTGTGGACGCCAGGATCACCCACCGAGACCTGCGTGACCTCGGGGAGGATGAGCTACTGCGCGAGCTGGCCCTGCTTCGCGAACAAGCCGGCGCGCTCCTGGGCAATGACGCGCCAAGGGTGCCAGTGGTCATCGACCAGGCGCCTGAAGCAGAAAACGCTAGTGAAGTCATAGACTTGGGCGAAAAAGACGGCGACTTTACATAATGGCCATTATACGCAATGGCACAAAAGAGACAGTATATCAACAGGTTACGGCGTCTCGGGCTATGGCTCTGGCGCGTATGCCTGATGTCCATGTCTTGTCCATGCCTTGGCATGCGTCGCTACGCTGGATTTGGAAAGCTGGCCATGGTCATCGGCGCCGACATCGGCGAGGGATCGATGCTGGCCGGCGGCAGGGGCGGATGGGATCGAGTGCTGGCGTGCTGGGCTCTGGACAGGGCACCCCCACCCCCCCGAAACGGACGGGTCCCATGCCGGGGTACTTGCATATCCCTCCCCCAACCATCCAGCCCCACAAGAATCAATAGGGTCCCATTCGTCGCGCCCCCGGAAGGAATCCTACAAACTGAGTTTGGGTCCCATGCCGCCGGACCTGTCGGAATCCTGTATAGGTTGAGTGATGCCTGCCGCAACGAAGTCCCGCCTCCCCAAAGAAATCCAGGAACTCACCCCAGCCCAGCGCGAGGTTGCCCTGCTGCGCGAGATCGTGCGGCGTCAGGAGGCCAAGAGGTTGGAGGGGAGCCTGGCCGAGTTCACGAAGGCGGCGTGGTGCGTGATCGAGCCTGGGACTCCGTTGTTATGGAATTGGCACATCGAGGTAATTTGCGCGTATCTAGAAGCGTTTTTCACTGGAAGAATTAAGCGACTGATACTGAATGTCCCACCCGGCAGTTTGAAGTCTGTGTTGTTTTCGGTTATGGGTCCTGCCTGGTGTTGGGCGATAAACCCAAGCGCCAGGTTTATTAACATCACGAATGAGATTGGGCTAGCGAGTCGTGATAATCGACGGATGCGGGACGTGATCGAGAGCGATTGGTATAGGCTGCTGTGGGGGAATCGGTTTAAGCTGTCCGCAGACCAGCAGGAAAAATTATTGTTTGAGAATACAAAAAAAGGATTCAGACAAGGATTGGGTATTACCGGGTCTATCACAGGTAAAAGGGGAACGCACCTATTACTGGACGACCCATGCGATGCCAAGAAAGCGTTTTCGGACACCATCATTGCGGCGGTAAACGAGACATTCGACCAAGCGTTATCGTCACGGTTGAATTCTCCGAAAGACGACAGCATCGGGCTGATTATGCAGCGGTTAAGAACCGGCGATCTGACCGGACATCTGTTGGCGAAGCGTGCGATCAACTGGGTACACGTCAGGATACCCATGGAGTACGACGGCGAGCCTGGGTATGACCCGGTGCGGGACCTTGGGCCTCAGTACGCACACCTGATTGACCCGCGCAATACCGTGGGCGACCTGATGTTCGCCGAGCGTTTCCCTCGCGAAGTCGTCAACGCGATGAAGGAGGACCTCGGTGAGTACGGTACGGCTGGGCAGCTCCAGCAAGATCCGTCGCCGTTGGCGGGCGGCATCATCAAGTCGGCGTACTGGAAGGTTTGGCCAGACGACAAGCCGCTACCGAAGGTGATTCACTGTTTTGCGAGCTATGACACGGCGTTTTCTGAGCGCGACCTAGAGGGTGCTGCGTACTCCGCGTGCACGGTGTGGGGCGTCTGGCTAGACGAGAAGGACGTGTCGCAGGCATACCCTGAAGGCCGGCACAAGGTACTGCTGCTGTCGGCGTGGTGGGGTCGCGTGGCGTTCGATGAACTGCTGGCGAAGGCCCGTGAGATCGAGGACAAGAAGCTGACGCGGGAGTATGACGCGCACCTGGTTGAGGCGAAGGCGAGTGGGTTAAGTCTCATCCAGTCGTTGCGGGCGAAGACGAGGGTGCGGATTTTGGGGTATGACCCGCGAAAAGACGGCGGCGGGGACAAGGTAGCGCGGGCGTATCTGTCGCAGCCAGCGTTCTCATCTGGGCTGGTGTGGCGTCCGAATAAGCCCTGGGCGGAGCGGGTAGCGCGGTTGGTGGCGGACTTCCCGGCGGGTGATGCGCTGAGTAAGGACGTGACAGATACGGTGACGCAGGCAGTGAATTACCTGGTCAAGGCGTGGTGGGTGCGTCACCCGGATGATGACATAAACTACGCGCCGCCGAATGTCGCCAAGCGCGCTGCTGAGGCGTTCGACATCGGCGGGGAAGATGAGGATGTGCCGAGGGCTGGTTCGTCAGGGTTCTACGGGTAATGGTGCGCCGTGGTTTGGGTGAAAGCCGTACTGGAGTTCGGCGGCCTTGCGGGCGGCGATGGCGTCGGAGATGTCTGAAAATCGGCCGAGGTTGATGGTTTTATAATGCACTTCGATTTTAGCGATCCATTTCCCCCTTGACTTATCGAAACACACTCCCATTACTCCGCTATTGTTGTTCTTTCTGTGTCGCTGGTTTTTGCTGTTTTCAATATGTCTGTCAAGTTCACGAAGATTTAATAGACGATTGTCGGATTTTATATGGTTGATGTGGTCAACCTCAAATGGAATTTTGTTGTACAAGTACAAGAACACAGCTCTGTGCGCAAAAATATTTGAGTAATTTACATACAGCATTACGTATCCAGCTTGCGTAATCTGACAGGATTCCACTCCTTTTCTTGCCCTTTGGCTATCAACGCGATTCGTGAACACACCCGTCTCAGGATCGTAGACGAACCTTTCGCGGAGCATGGCTTGGGTTATGATTGTCGTGGGCATGGTGGCCTCCTTCACGGGCTACTAGGTCAAGCGGGGACCGGGTTGCACCCCGGTTCCTGCGATTTTAGCACGTCATCCTTCCGCCATCGCTGCCATCAGTTCCGCATCGCGGTGCAAGTTTCACGATGCAAAAAATCCCACGATGCAAAAAAGTTTCACGATGCGAAATTTTGTGCTATATCATGCGGGCATAACCTCGATGAAGGTGCCAGATGGCGTTTCCGTTAGACGACTACGAGGAAGAGTTTGACCCTGCCGCCCCATCGGCGGAGATGGGTCCTATCCAAGGACCTCCACTCGAACGGCTGCCTATCGATATGGGCGTGGTTCCTGAGTCTGAGACGTATTCGTTTGATATAGAAGAAGTTTTCGGTCAGTTCGCTGGCGCCAACTGGGCGTCTGACGATCCAATGTACCACGACGCCAACCTGGCTCGGTTCATGGAAGACGGCGAGCTGCACCGCTTGGGCCAGAACATCGTCGAGTGGGTTGACCGGGATCGGCAGTCCAGGCGTGGCTGGGAGCAACGCGAGGCGGACGGGATACGCAAGCTCGGCATGAGCAAGGCGGACCTGGAAGCGGTACGCACGGCGATACCTGGGGCGGAGTGGCGTTCGACGGCAACGCACCCAGGGCTGATGAAGGCGTGCATCCAGTTCTGGGCGCGCTCGTACACCGAGTTATGGCCACCTGGAGGGCCAGCCAAGGCGATCACGTTGGGAGCCACCACGCCGGAGCGCGAGCAGCAGGCAGCTCGGGTCTCTGGGTTTCTGAACTACCTCTACACGCAGGAGATGCCTGGCGCGTCGCAGGAAACCAGTGCGATGTTGTTTCGGCTGCCGCTGTCTGGGTCCGTGTTCCGCAAGGTGTACTTCGACCCCGTGTTGGGGACCCTGAGGATTGTGTTCCTGGAGAGCCAGGATTTCGTCAAGCCGTACTCGGCTGTGGATCTTGGGTCTGCGCCGCGGTACACGCACGTCGTTCGGATGACCAGAAACGACCTCAACCGCGCCACCGCGATGGGGTAC